GTTTAAATTCTCATCCCAATACGTATAATAACTTTCTATTTTAACGGCATCACCACGCATTAACAAAGGCGTTTTGTCAAACCCACCTATATTTTTGTTTTTACCAAACATTGCAAAACGTTTGTTGTTGTTTTTGTCAACCGCATAAATATTTTTAGGCAAAATAACACTTCCGCCATCGGTTAACCCTTGCCAATCGCTCGATATTTCGTAATTATTCACAAAGTCGAAAAACAATATTTTATTTCTGTCTTTTCCTTTTTGCGTTATCGTTAAATGAGTTACTGGTTTAATCATTGGTTGGTTATTTTAGCTTCGACAACTCTATCACTCATTGCATTAATAGTAAAATACTGAGTTGAATATCTACCCTCGATTTGTGGAAATTCAAAATCTTGGACCACAATATCGTTAATATCTAAATTTTGTAAATACCAATTTGAAACAGCCAAAGGTGCGCCACTACTTAATATTTTGTTTAATATTTTCGTGTCCTCTTTCGGGTTAACATTATATTTTCCATTCAAACGACCTACAATATTAATCATAAAGTCACCCATTCCGATATATTCTTTAACCGTTCCGTCACGCCCCTGAATTTCTGTAACTACAATTTTTTTACTTTGGGTAACTGTTATCAAACAATCTTGTATTTCAAAATCCTGCCAAAAGTCAATTTCTACTCCGTTTTGGTCTAAAACTTTGCCTTTGTTAAAAATCAAACTCGAATATATTGGCGTGCCTAATTGCTTAGAAACGCCAATCGGTTCATCTTGCTTTTCTCCTGCATTAATTATAAAAGGTGAATCTTGCCCATTTATAACTTTTACGTTGTTTAGTGTCGCAAATTCTATAAGTCCTTTAATACCAGTTGAAACAACCGTATTTAAAAGTAAAGGATTTTGTAAAATGTTAGGTACTTTGTAATTTTCCATATCTTAATTATTTCCTGCAACTATTTGAGAATCATTAATTGCGCCCGTTAATGCCTTTGTAACAATGTCTTTTACAACATTGGCACTCTCGTACATATTGGTAGTTTTAATTTGAAAATCATTAATTAAATTACCAATTGAAACGTTAATTATAACCGCTTTGTTAGCTTTTACGTTTTTAGTTTCTGACTTTGTAGAAGCATCAAAACTAATATTGCCGTCTTTCTCAGATTTAACTCCATACGCTGCTATTTTTCCTAAAGCTACTTGTTTAGCATCCTCAGTTAATAAACCCGCTTTTACTTTTTTGTCTAAGTTACTTGAAAAGGCTTCAAACATTGTGTTATAACCCTTTTCATCTTTGTAAAATCCTTTAGCAACCCGCTCATTAATTGTTTCAATAGATTTATCTATTTTCTCATTTAATGGTACGAAATTAAAATCAGCAACACCTTTATTAAAACCTCTATTCCATGCCTTAGCCGTTCCCTCGCCTGAATCTTCAAAAACGCTTTTAATACGTTCCATTCCTTGGGTTAAATTGCCATGCAATATATCTCCAATACCTTTATGTAAGTTCATTACATTTGTACCCCATTGCTTTATAACTTCCCATGACCCGACAATTGCGCCTCTAAAACCCTCAAATTTATTCCATGCGTAAACGATACCAGCAGTAAAAGCCGCAACACCAACTACTATCCACGCAAAAGGGTTTACTGCGTTAATTAACGCCATTGTACCCGCTAAAACCATCCCAGCGGTGCTTGCACCCGCAAATCCTGCCGTTAATGCGCCCGTTGTAAATGTTTGCGCAATCATGCTAGTGGTTGCAAATCCAGTCCATAACGCTAAAGCCTTTAATCTAATGACGTTTATAAGCATCGCACCACCTACAAAGGTTAAACCAGCTCCTAACCCGTAAACTACCTCTTTATTTTTCACAAACCAATTAAACAAGTCACTCATACCTAAAACTAAGCCGTCAATACTATCAATTACACCGTCAATTAACGGTTTTGAAGCTGTAAATAAATTATTCATAAAAATAAACATTTTATCCCCTAATGCGCTTATTTTTACACTTGTATTTTGAGCCATACCCTCCAAACCATTGTAATAAATACCCCCTTGTTCGTGTGCTTTTTTCAATGCCATTGTAAGCATATCATACGTAACTTCCATTTCTTTTACTTTCGCTATCGGTTGCCCTGTTGCATCCGCTAAAACCTTGTAAATATTAACACCTGCAAAAGCAAATTGTTTAATATCCATTGCGGTCGCTTTTCCTGTATTACTAATTTGTTGCATATTCACAACCATACGTTGTAACTCAGCATCACCCCCACCCGTTGAAGCTATTGCGTTGGCTAAATTTAAAACGTCCTCCCTCGCACGTTGTGAGCTAACACCTGTACTAATTAAGGCTTTATTTGCATCTAATAACCCCTCAAAAGCAAATGGTGTCGCTGCTGCATCTGCCATCGTTTGCCGAACAACCTCCCCCGCTTCCCAACTGTTTTTTAATAGCGTTGTTAATCCTGTGGTTGCATTTTCGACCTTTGTACCCGCTTCAATAGTTTTGTTTACAAAATTTGTCACTTGGTAAATACCAAACACACCCGCAATAGTACCCCCTAAACCCGACATTGTGCGTTCTAATGTGTTGGCTTGGTTGTTCATTCCATTAAGCTGTTGACTGATTAAGTCATTAGCGGAAACAGTATATCTAATTTGTTGATCCATATTGATTTGTTTTAGTAAGGGCGTATTTTAATTGCCCCCATGTTTTAGCCAATTCATCATCGGTCATATTTTCGCAATCTAGTGTAAAATGAGAAAAGTAGCGTAAAAGGGCAATCATCTTGACCTCTTCGCTACTCTCATCTTCTGAAATAGTATGCTCTACTATTTTTTTTTAAAGTTGTTTACGGACATTTCAACCATTTCATAAGCGGCAGTTACTGCGCCAAAATAAAAACGGTCGTCCTCTTGTTTTTCGGAGCTAAATCTTTTATCAGAATCTTCTTTTAAAAGAATAACTTCTAAAACCTCAGCAGCAAAAGAAAACGCAGAGTGTTGACTTTTGTCTAACATTCTTAATTTTAAAAGGCGGTTAGGTTCTTTTAAAAATCCTATTACATTTTCTCCAGTTTGAGAATCAACAAATAACAAAGGCTTTACCGTACATTTTTCACGTATAGAAAGCTGTTCGGCTTTGTCGCTTAATTCCTTGTTTAATTTTTTTTGCTTTAAATCTTCTTCTTTTTCCATTATCTTGATATTTTACCGATTACTAACGGCAAAGTTACTAAAGATTTTGAATCCCCCTGCGATAAATCCAAACCTTCTTCTGTAAATTCACACATTTTTAATGTATCAACCGTTACAAAAACTCCGTTTGTTTCAAAAAGAACCCGAATATCAAAAGGCGGTATTTGTAAAATATCACGGTTTGGCGACCCTGCGATAATGCGTTTTAGCTCATCCGTGTATATTTCTATACTTCCTTCGTACTCGATATTCCCGTATCCCCTAGATACCGGCTCATAACCAATACCGTAGTTGTTTTCTTTCTTCTGTTTGGTTTTGTACATTATTTTAGTAATGCCTACAACTGGTATACCAAACAAAATTAGTTTAATACTACCCCATGAGTAGTTTATCCCGTTAATTAATGGTGTCATAATTATAATGATGTTTTAAAGCCAATATTTACAACAATGTTACGAGCTACACCAATAGGCACTATATCAATAGTTGCTACGACCTCACTTGTACTTGCTACATTTTGACTTGGATTAATACTAACAGAAATTGCGCTTGCTTCGGCATTTCTAACCATGTTATCAGTAATTACCACCGCTTGACTCTCTAGGTAAACAATAGTAGAGTTTGCTAAAGTACCATCTGAATTTAAACGCAAAGGACTATTTAAAGACGGTAATAACGCTTCGTCAACACCTCTTATAGCTTTGTCGATTACACGGTTATTTTCAATATAAGCGTAATCACTTGCAACCGATACGGCTGTATGAGAATCATTAAAAAATGTACCCGCTAAATTTGGGAACTTTCTTAAAAAGATATATCGCTTATCGTTTAAGCCTGACAAAGCATTTTGAGATAAACCACTTTCACCATTGCAAAAACCAATACTTTCTAATTCGATTCCGTTTGATAAATTGAATTTACCAACCCATGCAATATCCTCAGAAACACTTGCCAAAGAAACAGCCCCTAAAGTTGCCCCTAAAGTAGTGATTGATTTGCCTGTTGCTTTGAATAAGTCACGCCCTAATCCTCCGTTATCTTGTGAAATAACAACCGATACTTTATAATTTGATAATGTGTTTAAGTCTGCCAATGATGTTATGTTTGTTCCGCTTGTAATATTAGAAGCGTAAATAACAGACAAAGGCATTTTTAAAACATCTAAATTATTAGCAACCGCTTGTAAAGTAGTTGTCTGAGATGTTGCGAAATTAACGCCATCAGCATAAACACCTATTTGTCTAATCGCACCGTTTACGTTTGCATACGTTTGCATAGTTTCAATTTCTTCAAAAGTGTAAGTTGATGGTATTGCATAAAAACCTAAAAATAAATTGCCTTTTGGTTGTACTCTAAAATACTCAGAAATATGGTAGTGATACACCGCTTGTTTTGAAGCTACACCGCCAGTAACTGCTGTTGTAATACTACCTGATATTGTACCTACTGTTGTAACTACTAAAGGCGTGCCTATGTTTGGAAATATACCTAAACCTTTTCTAAAAGTAATTGTAATTGCACCTGCTGTATTGCTTGCAGAATACCCATGTGTTAATGTGCCTGAATTAATTAAAGCTACAATTGCGCTTGCTACTAAAGTCACCGTTGTTTCTGTTGCTGTTTTAGTATAAGTGCCTAAATCAACTGTTTTTGTAGGCTCAACGATTGACACATTTACAGTATCGCCATTTGCTCCAATTGCAGAAACGGTATAAACTCCTGTTGCTTGCGTTTCGTCGTTGTAATCATTCTTAATGCCTAAATCCTCAGCTTCTTCAACTGAAAAAACATTTTTAATTCTGTTTGATGAACTAAAACCGCTCGGCAATGTACCCGTATAAAATAAAAGACCGCTAATGTGGTCTTTACCCGCTAAAGGGCGACCTAAACCCCCTTTACCTTTTACAAATGTTATATTATTTAAACCCATTATTTAGATTGTTTTAAAATGGTTTCTCTATCTATCTCTTTAAAGTTTGGCGTTTCTACTAAATGCCATATTGAAGCATCTTTATTAACCCAAACTTTTTTAATAGCCTCGCTAGATTCTAACAAGGCTATTAATTCAGTTTGATATTTCATTATGCTATGAAATCAGCAGCTACTTTAGTAGTGTGCATTACAAATTCATCAAATTTTGCAATACCCACACCGCATTTCATTTTTGATTTGTAGTAGTGCATCTCTGAATTGTTTTGAACTTTGTTTATTTCAAAAGTCATGTTATCCAAAGCGGTAACAGCTAAATGTAAATTAGATTCTACATCGCTAGTAGCTTCACATAAGTAAAATGTGTTCTCAGGAATGCCAGCTAAAGCTATTACTTGATAACCTTTGTATTTATTGATACCAGCCTCAGTAGTATCGTTGTTTTTAAAAGTTGTAGAAGTTAACGCTTCTTCAAATTTTTGCGCATCCTCAACCGAAACTAAATATTTTAATCTTTTGTAACGATTTGGTTTTGACAAAATAGCTTTTTTAACCAACAACTTTGCAGCTTCAAATTTTGCTAAAATATTAGCTGGCGTTATTGCAGATGGAGATCCTACTTGCGGCGCACTTCCTACAATAGCTTGTCTAATGATACCGTCAAAATGTTTGATAGAGAAGTTAGGGTCTGCATCAGTTGCAGCAGAAGCTGTATAACCTACCGAACCCATGTGAAAAGCACTTTCTAGAGGAACGTATGATTTTTGTGTGTAATAACTACCTAAGTAATTAGCAAAAGTTGACGGCAAACCACGTTGTAACAACATATTTGTCAATTGGTCTTGATGCCAATGGTTTTCAAAAATATCAGGGTTAAACTCCTCATAAACTTCAAACGCTCCTAAATTTACCTCTTTATTAGATAAAGTAGTAGTACCATGACTAGTTGGAAAGCTAGAACGTGGATATAATTTTGGCGTTGCGTTTAATACAGGGATAACATATTTATCATTCTTAATCCCCTCAGCTACATAAAGTAAGCCGTTGTTTAATGTATCTAAGCCTGTTAACGCTTCTGTGATAAAGAAATCTTTCTCGTGTTGAGTAAGATTTTGAGTACTTAAAACTAGTCCCATTTCTTATTTTTTGTTTTTGTTAGTAATTTCACTTAATTTCTCCGCTAAATAACTTTTTTTCGGCAATGCTTCTGTTTCGATTATTTCGATTTTGTTCGCAACTTTGTTAATCGGCAAACCTTCAAGTACTGATTTAGTACCTTCAAAATCAATTTTTGCAAAGTTTACCCATTTTTCGATGGTGTCCTCTTCGTCTTTGATTTTACCATCCTTAGCAAATTCTTTGATTAAGTTGGTACATTTTTCAATAGTTGCGGTGTCTTTCAACGCTTCTACTTCAATTTCTAAAGCGTTTTTCTCTTCTTTAATTGATTCTAAAGCGGTTTTAAACCCCTCTTTTTCGGCATTGAAACGGTTTTCCATCTTAGATATAGCATCTAAAACAACCTCTTCGCTAGAGCCTTCATTTAGCCCTAATTTGTTTGTTACTTTTAACATTTGTGGTTTTTTATTAATTAATAATGAATTCGTAATTTTGTTAGCTTCTCTAAAAATTGAAAAATGATTTGTTTCTTCTTTTAGATTATTTTCGTTAGTGTTTTCAATCTCAGTACAAAAACCTTTTTCTTTACATGATGTCGCATTTAAAAAAGTATCTAAAAGCATCATTTGATTAACCATTTCTTTGCTTATATCACTTTTTGCACTTAGTAAAGTAGTCAAAGAATCTTGTAAAAAACTTTTTATATTGCCGTTTGATGAACCTTGTGGCGGGTGTGTCATAAATAAAGCGTAATCCATCATATAACGTTCACGACCACACATAAATATAACCCCCGCCATACTTGCGGCTAATCCAACATTATAAGTGTCTACTGGTGTTTTTGTTTTTAATACCGCGCTTGCAATATTGTAACCCTCAACGATTGAGCCACCTATTGAATTAATCCATAATTGAATGCGCTTTTTACCTAAAGAATCCAAATACAATAACTCTCTTTGAAAAACCGCACTATCAACGCCCATGCCGTCCTCCTCATCCATACCAATATGGGTATTGAGTAACATTATAGGTTCGTCCGAAAATTCGTTTACACAGTATATCATATAACAAAAATAAGGGCAAAAAAAAACCCACTATAAAAGTGGGCTACTTTGTTTTTTTAAAATACTCTTTGAGCGCTGAATTTACTACCTGTGATTTACTTATCCCTTGCTTTTCGGCTTGCTCGGTTATTTGCTTATGCGTGACGTGGTTGGGATAAGCCGAAACTCGTCTGTTTTTAGAGTCGCTCATGTATTATAGTTTTTGAATACGTAAAAGAACTATGTAAGGTTGCATATTTTTGTCAGTTCCGCTAACTCCTTCTGTATCTGTTCTTAAATACGTGTTTTGACTACCTGCTCTAGGATAAGATGAAACGTAACCTCCTTCCGAACCCGTATCCGTCAATGAAATAGTCTGAGCGTGACTGTGTTCTACCAAAACAGCATCTTTACTACCACCAGTCGCACCCAAAGTTGGGTAATTAGTACCGTATGCAATTACTACACGTCCATCATGGTTTACCGTGCCATTATTACCGTTACAAATTGCCCATCCTAAACGCTCTAATCTGCCTAATCCAGTACCGTCAAAATTTGCGGCTAAATATGTGGAATCGCAAACTACTTCTTTTGTATCGCCTTTTAAATGCGTGCCTACTTTTATAAAATCTTTGAACTCTCCTAAACTTGAAAAAACAGTAGTATTCTCTATTGTTATTTTTCTAATGTTGTGAACGTTTCTTAAAACGCTATCGCTAAATTCTACTGGGTCTGCATTTGTAACAAATTGAGTTGTCACTATTTTTGCGTATGCTTTTTGCAATCCTGTTAATGTGAATGTTGCCCCGTCAAACTCAAATATTTCGCTGTTGCAAAAAAGCACGCCAGCCGAAAGTGTATGAATAGGCGCTACTGTTGAATTTTCGCAACCTGAAATAATATAAACAGTATCTGCTACTGGATTATCTACTAATAATTTAAAAAGTGAGTTTGTATTTTCTTTATACGCATCTTGTATAAACTGCAAAGTACCTGATTTTATAGGCATTGCAACACCTGCCGAAATTGAAGAAACGTCTAATATTTTCATGTTTTAATAAGTTTGAATGTTATAAGTTATACCTGATGCAATGTATTTATCTACAAAATTACGAATTATATTTTCATTGCCAATACTTGCCAATAATGCCACGGGCAAATAAATAGTACAATTAAATTGACTTTGAAAAGTAAACGAATTTATTACCAGTTCTGAACTCGTATCGGTAAAAACAACACTACTTTCTGTTTCTGTAAATCCTGAAATAAATACGGGGGCCTCAACTGTGTTTAATCCAATATAGATTACTCCGTCAACTTGTCCGAACCATTGATTTAACGCTCTTTCTAAAACAACTTTTGTACCGTTAATTTTCAAACGATTATCAACCCCTAAAAAGTTTTCAGAAACTACTATCCAATCTGTTGAGGTTGTCGGTTCGGTTGTTGTGTCTTTAGTAGCCTGAAATACTACTTTACCGTATTTCACAACTGAATCAATCGAGTAACTCCCTACCATCCATTGGGGCGCACTACTTTGAGTTTTATACGTTTGCGTTGTTTGCGTGTATAAATTAGCAATAGGTGCAACCAAAGCCCGCATAAAAGAAACGGTTTGTATTTCTCTTTTGTCGGGCGGTAAATTAGATTCTACTAAATCATCAAAATCAATAAAATACATTTTAAGATGGTATAAAATTAAGAATACTAGGTATTGAATCTTCTAAAATAACATAACCCGCAACCGTTGGGAATATACGGCTAATTACTGTATTATTTTGCACAATATAGCTACCATCTACAAAAGTCGTTGCATCACTTCTTACTTTTACATTTTTAGTTAAAACATCCGTAACACCTGTTGTATTTCTTATTGCTATTTCTAAATCTAATAATTTTATTTTACCGTTAAAATCTAAACTAAATAAATACCCATTTATCGAAGCCGTTACACTTGTTGAAATTGTGTTTGTATATTGCCCATCGTAGAATATATCCATTTCTAAAAACATACGGTCTGGTAAAAGCGATATAACTTGATAGCTCACCCCAGCAACTCCTAAAGTATTAATATAAGATTGTAAACTGCTTTTTTCGGTATTGTTTAAAGCCGTTGGTGGCTCTGATTTAGCTACTTTTATATTAACAACATTTGATAGTGTTGTACTTACTGATGCCCTTGTAATAATCTTTAAATCATCGTTAATCGTTGGATATTGTGGCACATAATCCACTAACTGCAATACTTGTGGGATAGTAGCTGAATACTGAAAATCGAATATCTTTTTCAATAACCATGCGCTTGTATTGGGTATTGCTTGGCTTATTTTTAATTCTGTTTCTGTTTTAAAAACATCTATTAACTGCTCTAAGGCTAAAATCGCAACCGCTTGTACAAATGTCCACAAACGCCAAATTGCACGCCTGCTGTCGCTTGTTAATCCGTTTAAATCAGGCTCACTTTGAACCGATACAATCAACTGATTTTGAATTTCATTTAATGTTCTTGCCATTATTTATTGATAATTAAATTTAAAGGTAAAGGGCTTACAAATTCTTCTAATACTGCGGTGTTATCTACCCAATGAGTACGGTAACTTACTGTGTAATGATATACGTTTGAATGGTTAAAGTCTTGTTGCTCCCCTGTTTTTATCATCTTACCCGCTGTTGTTGGTTTAAAATTAGAGATTGATTTTACTAACAAATCTCTAAGTCCAAAAATAGTCAAATTTTCTTCCATTAACGCACCATTGTAATAATCTTGTCCGATATGGAAAACAAAATTAACATCCGAACCTTGGTAGTT